CTATATATTTGCTTTGGTAGTTTAGGGAGGGCTATACGTAAATTATTGACAGATATAATACTATCTATTTCTCCGGTTTTAGATATAACAACAACATCATATTTCTCGTTGTAACCATACACCCAAGTTTTAGCTGTGTTTTTTTTCTTCAACACTTGCTTAGGTATCCAATCGCTTACTTCGTGATATAGTTTATTTTGATCTTCTTTCTGCAAAACCTTGTTTTGTTTTAGGTGTTCCTGTATTTGCAGACAAGTCTAAATTATCTTGTTCTGCATCAATTTTATTTAAAATATCAAACGCATCGAAAATAGCCAGCTTCTTAGTTGCAGCAGCATTTTTCAATCTATCTGCAGCAAGCTCATCCTCTGGGTCATGTTTTATTATATCCTCTCTAGCAACCTTAATAAGCTGCTCAACAGCTTTTCTTCCTGCACTTATTATTTGTATTTTTAATTCGTCTGACTTCATATGTGTTTATAATAATGCAGTTATCTGGTGGTCATACATTCTGTATAATTTCTCTCCATCTACCTCAAACTCATATTCACTATCAGGTTTAAATGTAATCTTATCTCCGCTATTAACGCCTTGAGATTTTAAATAATTATTTGCATATTTAACTAACCCAACCAAGGGTTCGTCCTTGAAGTTCTTGTATAAAAAAGATTCCTCTTTAGCAACAGGCTTTATAAAGCAATACCTATCATGGCAGTGCCAATCTCCGTTTTGTTTATACATATAAAACTGATCGTCTTCAATAAAAAATAAATCATCTTTAAAGAAACTTCTTCCGCTTCTTTGCCTTCCCTTCATGTCATTGTAGTACTTAAATACATTGTGATGAACTAATAACTCATCTCCAGGTTTTATAGGTCCTGCGTAATCAATAGGAGTTGACTCAACGATTCCTATCCTATTTGAAGCCATGTGATTCTCTTCAGAAGTACTAGTTATAAATTCTGTTCCAGATAACTCTTTTGTGTTATTGTACCGCTTACCTTCTAAAGGTTTTACGATAAAGAAAAAAGGAGATCTCATAATTATGAACCACAACCCTCACAATCTATAGAAGAATCTGTAGGTTTTATATCATTAAGTATCATTTCAATATTGTGAATTCTATCTTGAATCTCAAGAGATTCCATCCAATCGGATGTTTGTTTTTTCTTCTCAACTAAAACATTAAACTCGTTTAATAATTCGTCTCTATTCATATACTAAAAATTAATGTTATATTCTATAGATACAGGCATAGGAGAATTGAACTCCTTCCATAAAAGAATCTCATCTTCTCTTTGTATCCAAATTTTTATAGTATTAGTTTCAGGATCACTCTTTATTAAGTGTATAAAGTATTTACCTCCCAAAACTTCTTGACCAACCAAGTAGTGCATTGCACTAGACTTATAGTCTGGGCCTATTGATATTTTTCTTATATCCATCGTATTTGATTTAATTGCAATACAAAGATATAAATTATTTACCTGCGGTTTATTTCAGACTAATGGTGCTTATTGTTACCCATAACCTTCTCGTATGACCTGCCGCCAAAATATCCTGCAAAGACCACAAATAAAAGTTCTTTTACTACTGACAAGTTTTCCAATTGATAAGCCCATCCAACAACAAAAGATACTGTAAGGAAGGCGAGTGTCAGTGGCCTAATATTACTAGGCAGCCAATCGCTTTGTGAATCGGCTACCCATCTTTTTGTAATGCCATCGAACTCATGAATCTCTTGCTCCAACTTCTTAAGCGCAATATCCTTGTCAGCTAAAGACATATCAGACCCCCCTATAAGTGCCTTTATAACGCTTCCTACTGGACTATCTCCAGCGAGTGACCCTACAACACTAGGAATCTTATTCAGTAAGAACTGACCGACCTTAGTGTCTTTAAACTTTTTTTTACTCATAACTTAAAGTATTTCCTGCGGTTCTAGTATAACCAAACTGCTGGGTTTTTTTCAGGATCGTTGTCGCAATGTATAAATGTGTTTGCAATTCCGATTCTTTTAAATCCTGATTTAATGAGTGCATTAAGTATTTTTTCTCTTTCTGAGGAATTGTTGCAATGAATATCTGCTGCGTATCCAAATAAATGGGAGCTGTTGATTTTTCCACCGCAAGACTCATTATGAATTTTTGTTCTAAACCCACTATTAATCTTAAAAGAAATACCAGCCATACTGCGAGCATCATCAAGCATTTGAAGGAATGGGTCGTACATATACTTACCACTACCCTTTTCATCAGGAGAATCAAATTCTGATAATTCAAAATGTAACATATTATTTTTTATTTTTAAGCTCAAAAATTGAATCAAACGCTAAAGTTCCAGCTAATGAAAGCTTATCTATAATATCAGATTGAAGTGTAATTATCTGGGCCTCATAAGCATCTTTTTGCTGAACTAATGTTTCGATATGTTTTTGTTGACTCTCAACTTTTGCCTGTAACTGAGCCTCTGTTTCGGGTGATTTACCCAATATAGAGTAAATTACCACAGCTAAACTAGCTGTTAAAGTTCCCACTATTGACACGAAAATATCTTTGTTTTCCAAAGGTATTGAATTATTAGCCAAATACATAAGAAGTAATATTACTACTATAAAAATTCCTGCCGCTCCGCAGTAGTGTATTAAATCTTTTTTCTTCATTTATTGAACTTCTTGTATATATTAATACTTGTATATATTATAGTTAAAATTAACACTATCGTTTGAAGTATAGGGTTAAACTCATTTACAACACTAAAAAGCATCGCTCCAATATTCAATCCGTATATCTTCAAATCCTGCATACCTTTTTATTATAATGTTGGTTTTGTGTCTGGAAAGTCAGATGTTGAAGGCCAGTCTCTAAGAGCTACTCTATACGCTAATGTAGCTGTGTGATCTGGGTGATCAGTTAAAGGTATTATATAATCTGTATCAACTAATTCTTTGTTTCTCCAAAGTTTAGCTACGTTATTTACATCTTCTTGAGTTTCAATATAAGGATCATGATGTGAAGCTATAAAAACCAAACCAGTTTTTGTGTTAGTTGTTTTTATTTTGTCTCCAGCTAAAGGATTATTAACTCTCGAAGGTTCTGTTAAATTTTCTATAGTTGTATTTATCATAATTTTTTAATTTGGAAGTACTATTACACCAGCTTTATTTCTATTCGATGCTGTATCTGTCATGTTTGCTTTTACTTCAACTTTACAAGTATCTTTAAATTGTATTTGATTTATTCCATCAAAAACAGTTGGTAGTGACCAATAATTTGAGATTTCACTACAAGCAAAGCCATTTGAATTTGATGCACCACCACTTGAGTTTCTAAAATGGTAGTATCTTCCATCGTATGGACTTGCATTAAGACCAGCAGTGGTAGAATCTGTGTCGGGACGACCTGCTAAGATACCACCAAGCATACCTCTCATCCTAAAGCCTTGTAGATTAGTATACTCTATTTCAGTAGCAGTTCCGTCTATTGTTATTTTAAAAGTTACCACTACATTTACCTCTACGCAAGGCCCAGCTACGCAAATTAATTTACCTCCTTTTCCTGTGTTTGTAATATCTACAATAGTTTGAAAAGCACTGCTACTTGTAGCCATATCTATAGCGGCTCCTACTTGACCAAGTCCACTTACTGCATTGTTAGTCATTGACCTCCAGAATACCTGGTTTGTAGAGTTAAGCCAAGCACCACCAGAATATTTTGAAACCATATAAGTCTCGCTAACGTTTACTCTATTTAAAGTAAGTGGATCGTAACTTATTAAACTACCTCCACCGCCACCTGCAGCAGGAAAAAATGTTGAAAAATTACTCATATTTATTTATTTTATTATAATGTTGGTTTTGTGTCTGGAAAGTCAGATGTTGAAGGCCAGTCTCTAAGAGCTACTCTATACGCCATACGATCACTATATTGAGGGTGGTCAGTTATGGATGCCCAAAAATCAGTATTTGATAACTCTTGATCTCTCCAATCTCTTGAAGTTTCTTCTGTTGTTGGGGGTGGGGGTGTTGCTCTTAGTTCCCACGTACCCTCTTGCGTAGCTATAAAAGCAGCGTCTGAGACAATGCAATCTACTACCTCCCCATTTACTATTTTGTTATATATTGTTTCCATATTATTATAAGTAAAAAATTATTAAGACTCCTGAATAGCCTACTCGGGTATTTGATGCTGATGTTGATGCTCCACCACGTCCTGTGTTAGTAAACTCGGGGTTTATAACGGGGTTGTAGTTTGTAGAACCATAAGTACCCCCAATACCATATCCATCAATACCTTGTTGGGAGCTTGAATTTGAAAGGAGTGCACCACCTCCATTCCAAACAAAACCTGCTGTTGCGCCGGAAGGAGAATTAGCCTTTCTGGATGCACCTGTTGAGATACTACTTGGGATACCACCACCTGATATAGTAGTGGCTCCACCGTTGGAAGTATCACTACCACCTGCCCCAATAGATGCGGTTATAGTCCCAGCTATTCCTATTGTAACAGATGCCCGCCAAATTGCCCCACCTTGACCTCCAGAGGAGGTTTGTGGGTAAGCAGAACCACCTGACCCACCTCCTACTAAAAATAAACCAATAGTATTCCCATCGGCTATTCCTAGTGTTGTAAGGTCT